ATGGTAAGGGTGGTATGTTTATCCTCCTTAACAGAACCTTTAACCCAGCAGGTGTATCTGGTGAGACTGGTGAAAGCATTTTGATTGGTGTTTATACGGATAAAGACTAAAGATTTACGTAGTAAAGATTGTTAAGGGACTATTATTCCTGTGGCAAGCTACCCACCCGGAGCAGGCGGCTAGAGAGCGTAAGCATAGATAGTAGTGGTATAGTGAGGCGAGGTTCTCTGGTAGTTTACCGGGGTGTGGGGCAGCTATACATTATAATTAAAATGGAGAGTAACATGATTGAGATAGGCCAGAGGGTTAAACTATTAAGTACGGAGTTTATTGATAAAGAGATCGATGGCTTCAGTGTTGGTATGACTGGCATCGTATGGGACTTAGACTTAGAAGACATAGTACTTAATGAACAAGTCATGGTAAACTTTGATGAATGTACTGGTATTGATGAGGCCCCTCACCATTGGTGGTTCCAGCTTAGTGACTTAAGTATTATAGAGTAGCAGTACAGGAAAGTATTCGGAGCTGAGGGCCTGTACCCCGGTGAAGCTCCAGCCTTAAGGAGGAGTGAGATGTTAGATAGAACTGCATTCTTTGGGATACTATTAGTAGTGATGTTAACCTTTATCCTTGGGTATGATGGTGGTAGGCGGTATGAGCATACGCTGCTGCACAGTAAGTACGTCAAGCTCTGCCCAACCCACGCCGTGTCACATACAACAGCAGGAGATCACATCTGTTATCTTGATGCTATATCAGTAAGGAAGTTAGATGAATAAGTTCTTAACTCAAGAAGAGGTAGCTGAAAGATTTATGGAACTAATAAAGCCTATAGAACAAGAATTTATAGCTGCTTGGAATGAGCAGTGTGACCTAGATGATAGAGCAATGAAGGAGATTAAAGAAGATGTTTAATTGGTTTAAAGATAAAGAGAATGTTACATGTAATAAGTGGGAGTACTTAGTAGTGGACCCCTCACAGATTAGTGCAGATATGCTTAATGGTTATGGTGCAGTAGGTTGGGAACTTATAGCTGTCATGTCCCGTAAGATGTACTTCATGAGGGCTTTAGATGCTTAGTCGTAGGGGATTTATAAAGAGCTTAGCTGCTGTAGCTGCACTAACAGTGCTGCCTGCTGTTAGTATATCTAAAGTGGGTACAGCAGTGGTGCCGGAGGTATGGACAAATAAAACCTTTTATCTTGAGGGACCCTTACATATACCCGATGGAACAACTGTGAGGAATTGTAATTTTATTGCAACAGAAAGCTTCGTAGGGAATAGACTGCTGATACTAGGGAATAATGTAACGTTATGTGGAGGAAATATCCAGACCACTAGAGCCTCCAGCCTTCAAGTAGAAGGGGCATATGTTATTTCTTGGGGGGAAGAACCATCTTCAAAGATTATGCCATGGGATGTGTACTGTGAAGTATAGAAGCAAACTGGAGAAGAGAGTAGCTGCTCTGCTTAGTGGTAAGGGCTTTAAGTATGAAGACAACAGGCTACCGTATATCAGCCATCACAAGTACGTAACAGACTTCAGTAAAGGGAGACTACTTTTCGAAGTAAAAGGTAGGCTGAGGCCCGGTGAAGCTAAGAAGTATAAAGACTTCAGGGCATGTAATCCAGAGTACACCCTAATCTTCCTCTTCCAAGACCCTAACAAGGCTATGCCGGGAGCTAGAGTACGTAAGAAGTGTGGTACTAAGCAGACACATGCTGACTGGGCTATTAAGAATAACTTCCAGTATGTACAGGTTACTGATAACCTATTAAAGGATTTAGGATTATGACAGACATTACAAAAACAGAAGCGGCACTATGGAATTTGTTAGATGACATAAGTACGGCGGGGGATATGTTTAAGCCAGATGATACCCCTTTCGTTAAGTACGTTCTCAAGAAATGCGAGGAGCGTGGCAAATATTTAGGTTCACTTGATGGCTATACACTTGTTAGAACAGAGGGACAAGAAGAGGCTTTAGCAGAGCTAACAAAGACAGCTCAGGAGGACGGTGAGTATGATTAAGAAAAACCCTAGCCATTTGTTTATACCAGACTGTCAAGTAACCGTAGGTGTTAATACTGATCACCTTGAGGCACTAGGCCACTACATAGTAGCCAAGCAGCCCGAGGTGATTGTTAACATTGGTGACTTCTGGGATATGTCCTCACTGTCCTCCTATGATAAGCCGGGGAGCAAGACTATGGAAGGTCAACGCTACCTAGAGGACATTCGATGTGGTAATGATGCTATGGATAGGCTTATGGCCCCCATAGAGGCATATAACAGCCACAAGAGAGCACTCAAGGAGAAGCAATACAAACCTAGATTAGTATTCTGTATGGGTAATCATGAGTACAGGATCAATAGGGCTATGGAGAATGATGCTAAGCTTGATGGTGTCCTTAGCCTTGATCACTTTAATTTAGCCAAGTACAAGTGGGAGGTACACCCCTTCTTAGAGATAGCTACCATTGATGGTATCAACTATTCCCACTACTTTGTTAACCCTTCAGGCTTGACAGGGATGCCTATTGGTGGTACAGTAGCTAATAAGCTTAATCACCTTGCCTGTAGCTTTGCTATGGGGCACCAGCAGACATTCCAGTACGGTATTAAGTACGCTGGTGATGGTACTGAGATGCATGGCTTAGTATGTGGTTCCTTCTATAGTCACGATGAAGACTACTTAGGCCCACAGAAGAACAAGCAGTACTGGCGTGGTGTAGCTATGCTGAATGATGTGAGAGATGGTAAGTATGATATATGTAAAGTATCACTTGACTATTTATTAAGGAAGTATTATAATGTCTAAAGTATATGATACAACCAAACTACCTAAACAGCATAGTTTCTGGAAGTTTCTTTGGGTTAGAATTGTGGGTAAGCGGTGGGTATCTATCAGTAATGGCTATAAAATTGTCAGCTACTATTATAAAGGTAAAGCCTATATTACTAGCATGGAGAAAGAAGATGAGTGAAGAGTTAGACCTACCCTTGTGTATAGCAGTAGCTAAGAAGTACTATAGAGGGTATCCTTTTGCTAATGATGACGTACGGGCACAATATGTAGCTATCTTAGCAAGGGACATACATAAGAACCCAACCAAATATAGGGAGAGTACTGATGACTAAGCTAGAAGCACTTGACAAGCTACGAGCTTTACTGTACAAGGTAGAAGAAAGTGATAGCGGCCATTGGTTCAGACCTAATGTGCTATATATTAGTAGTTGCCGTTGCTTAGACTTAGCCCCCTTGGAGGAATGCTTAAAGGTGTTAGATTTTACACCTCCTAAACTAGTGGAAGGTACAGAAGATGACTAGGTTGTTAGTATGTGGAGGTAGAGACTACACAAATCAGGATGTAGCGTACAAAGTATTAGATAAAATACATAGTACTATGAATATAACACATGTAATTAATGGTTTAGCTCCCGGTGCAGACACTCTAGGTAGAGGGTGGGCCTTACGCACTGACTGTGTAGAACCCGTAGACTTCCCTGCACTATGGAATGATTTGTCCGTAGAGGGTGCAGTAGTGAAGAAGAATAAGTGGGGCAAGGACTATAATGTTAAGGCAGGCTTCCAGCGTAACCAACGTATGCTAGATGAGGGACAGCCTCATATGTTACTAGCTTTCCCCGGTGGTAACGGGACAGCCGACATGGTAGACAGAGCTAGTAAGTTAGGTGTGACAATTATACTTTATGAAGAGGGTATGGAGGACGATTAATGACATATGGATTAGACAGTAGATACAAGAAGATCATTGAGTGTATGGATGTCATTGAGATAGTGGATGTCCTAGAGATTAGTAGTGACTTGATAGTGGAACGCTTCAGTGACCTGATTGAAGAGAAGATTGAACGGTTTGAATACATCTTAGGGGATATAGATGATGGTGAACATGATTGAGAAAGTAGCTAAGGCTATCGCTGTCGAGCAAGACCTATCTAATGATTATGCCGAGGTTATTATGGACGACCTGAAGGGTATGGCGAGAGCAGCTATAGAAGCCATGAGAGAACCTACAGAGGGAATGACTAAGGCGGCAATAGGTTATGGTATCCCTTTATCTGGTATGTATGAAGGATCAGAAGAAGATTTTGTAGAGGATGTTTATGAAGCAATGATAGACAAAGCATTAGAGGAAGATACTGATGACTAGTCAAGCGAGCACAGCGAGGGTGACGGGCGAACGGAGGAAACCGAAGTGAGTATACATAATCCCGAAGGGGTAGACAGGGCTATGAGAGCTATGCTCCTTGGTGACTACCTTGGTGGTGGTATCAGTAGGTCTGTCTATGTCTATGAACCTGATCATACTAAAGTAATTAAGATTATGGATAAGGATAGTGCCTACTTCCAGAACCAGACAGAGTATGAACACTGGCAGAAGCTTAAGTATAACAAAGAAGCTAAGAAATGGTTAGCTCCCTGTCGGCGTATAAGTGAGTGTGGGTTGATCTTAATACAAGACCGGACCCAACCCCTAGCGGAGTACACTAAGCTTCCCCTACGGGTCCCTGTGTTCCTTAGAGACACACACCGTGATAACTTTGGTATGCTTAAAGGGAGAATAGTATGTCATGATTATGGATTATTAAATGCTACGTTCAGCATGAGACTACGGAAAGCAAATTGGTAGTATGAATATATTAGAAAAAGTATCTAGGATCATATGTGAAGCAGCACAAGACAAAGAAGAACACTGGGAGGATTGGAAACCAGAGGCTAAGGCAGCTATACAAGCTATGATAGAGCCTACTGGCTTCTTTATCTGCGGAGGTTCTAAGGAGTTAGGTAGAGCAGCCTTGCCTAAAGGTCTTTGGATATGCCCTGCGTATGGGTCTGATGTTATGGTAGAGTATGTTCAGGTTGTTAAGCCCAATAATACACTAAAGGAATAATTAAGTATGTCAAAGTTTGGTGGTATTATAAGTGATACAAAAGTATTAACCCCTATTGGGTGGAAGGAAGTAGCTCTACTACGTCCAGCAGATGCTATCCTTGTGTGGTGCGCAGCGACACAGAGTGCTCACTTTGAGACACCGAGCCACATAAGTACTAGGTTGTATACAGGACAGATATACACCTTAGAAAGTGCTACCTTCAGTCAGGTAGTAGCTAAAGAACACCAGCTACCATACTGGACAGGTTCAGATAACTTAGTGCACTGTACTGCTCACACCCTCAGGGGTAAGCATAAGGTTAGATTGCCTATCAGTGGTACATATAGCAACCCACTAGCCACAGACATAGACATGAGTATCTTACAGGGGTATGTGAGGAGATACCAGCTATTCCACACATCACCTAAAGCACAGAGTGCTCAGTCATACCTATTAGCTTGGTCTACTGAAGCTCTAGATGAGCTTATAGATCGTATCTGTAAGGACTGTGAAGTAGGTAAGGGCTATATGTTCTTACATAATAACAAAGAGCACTTAGAGTGGTTGCAAGTAGCCTGTCACTTAACAGAGCGTAGAGCACTGATACAACCACCACTACAAGGCTCAAGACAGTACAGGTTTAGAATTAGGAACAGTGTTAATGCCTCTACACAAGCTATAACAATTAAAAGTTATAAGAGTACAGGAGTGGAACGGATGACCACTGTAACAGTAGACACTGGACATCTGTTTATTAAGTATGATGATAAGATTAGTATAACTACTGGAGGAAATTAAGATGAGTATTATCAAGGTTAAAGTAAGACTACAGCAAACTTCACAGTCTATTGAAATAGATGCAAAGAACACCTACCAAAAAGGAGACTTCTTTTGTATTTACACAGTAGAAAATAAAGTAAGGAAGTTTCCCATATCTACCATCTTTGAAATAGAGGAGGATTATAGCAATGAGTGAAATAAGGTCAGGAATACATGCTTGGTTCATAGGTAAGTATATAATTATAAAACCTCGCTGGTGGTGGAGAGTTGAGTTTAATTATTGGAAAGGTTACACAAATGAGCCTCATTAAATATATAGGAACTTTTATACTTGGCTTATTCTATATGGCTTTAGGAGCATTATTCACTCTTATATATCTTGTGGATTTTGCGGTTGTTTTAGGGTTATTGCCCAACCATGAACCAAGATTTGTAGACTTCATTGTAATCATTGTTGGAACATTTTTATTTTATGCCGAAGGTTCAGTTTTAATCGAAAGGCATAAAGATAAAGAATATTTCATCAAGCGGTTCAAAGAATTAAATGCACCAAATAGTAAACCTAAACAAGCCATGGATAAAAGGAAAGAAAATGAGTAGGGAATTACAACAAGCAATAGTTACAGTAGTGTTTTTAGGTATTGGAGCATGGCTTCTTTGGACGGCTTATAAATTAACTGCTTACTTAATATGTGGAGTTTCGTAATGAGCAATAGTAGAATAACTTTTACAATACTATTTCTGTTACTTACAATGGCGTTAAATTGGTATGAAATGATTAACCTAAAGGTTAGAATTATTGAATTGGAGCAAGTGATTAGTGTAAAAGAAAACCCCTAAGAAGGGGCTGTAGGTTTGTCGGGTACGTTCCTAGACCTTTACGATCCCTTATTACAATTACTCTCATAAGCAGCGTTGTTCTCATCCACTTGCAGCTTAGTGTCTTCAGTGTCAGCAGCAACAGTATACACAGGTTGATATATTACACAGTAATCACTAATCCCTTGTGTATTTCTTCCGCAGCTTGTCACGCTTATCAGGATCATTAAGCTCATCCCTAGCTTTATTAGCTTTCTCAACATTACTTAATACCTTTCCCAATGTATCACTGCGCTCCTTGAGCTTACCTGCCTTTGCTGCTCTACGTAGCCCTAGCCACATAGAGACAACAATGACTACCCCAAAGCCTAGTGTCATCCACATAGGCTACTCTTCCTTATCTTCATCACGGTACACTTCATAGGCACCAGCAGCAGCTACAAGCATAGCTACCAAGGCTGAGGTCATCTCAGGTGATAGGTATAAACCTGCACCAGCAGCTAGACCTAATAGACCCTTCCATGTAGAAGGTTGTTTTAAGTATTTCATTAATAGTTCCATAGTTATTTCCTTTTCTTTGATTTCTTAGCTATTGCTCTCTTCTTCTTAGCGGCTATCTTAGCTTGTTCAGCTTTAGTGTGACTAGGATTAGACATACTCTTTCCTTACTTAGTTTTTGGTTGGTACTCTAAGTGTATGTGATCACTCTCAAGTACCACGTCATAATCCACACCAAGAGCACTTGATAATTCTTTTACAATTAGTTTAACGTCATCATCTAGTAGATGCCTGATCCTCAGATCAACAGCACAGCCGGAGAAATGTAGTGAGCCGTGGCCGTGTCTCTGATCCACAAGGCTAGTGACTACACACTCATATTTATTCTCTTCGTATATACTAGCTGCTATAGTAATAGCCAGTAATAGCTCAGGACGTAAGCCAGTAACTCTCACACCCTTCTTTAATCTCAACATACTCTCTCACTCCGTTCGTTCGCCCGTCCCTTGTCAGGGACCAGAACTAACTCTTAAAGATCATCCACAGATCATCCCAACTTAATCCAACAATAGCCACAAGGACTACCCCCATAAACTTAGCACCCCTTAAGGTAGCTTTAGCTAAGGAGATGTCACTCCGTAAGCCTTTAAGCTCTGTTAGTACCTCTCCTTGAGTAGTCTCCAAGGTTGACACCTTGACACTAAGCTCACCTACCTCACGGTTAAGATCACTAATCTCTGATCTATCCTGCTTATTCACCCTTCGCTCCTTCGTCACTCGCCTCTACAATTAATGAGGGGATTGTAGCTTGTATGAAAGCAATAAGGGACTTACCATCACGTCCTGTAATAGATTTAAAGTTTTGTAACATAGTATTAAGTTCACCAATACGATTAAGTATAGCAGGGACATTCCTGAATTCATTCCTTCCGGGTCTATCTCGTACTACAAATGTGTCACCTAAACGTACAATCCTATCGGGGTCTATCTTGTCTAGGATAGCGTTATTGATCTGTATGGACCCAGTACCCACATTAACCTGTAAAACTGGCTCACCAGACAACTGAGGCGGTATAGCACCACTATTAACAGCTTGTGTTAGTACCCTTGCATAGATATCTACTGAAGTTTTAATTAAGTTCCTTTGTAGGCCCTCAGCTAGAGCAGGGGAGACTTTAGCTTGCTCAGACATAGCGCTTTTAAAGCCATCTGAAGTAAGTAGGTTAAAGAATTGTTCTGCATCCTTTGCATCCATCTGCGACCGTAATGCACTGTTACCCATTACTGCTGAAGCATAGGTACTGAAGGCTGACATCTCTGTACCATTCTCATTCATACTAACCTTAACATCTTCTTTGATATTACTTAGGTCTCCTGTGATAGTTCTTAAGGCATCTAAAGAAGTTTGTGCTGTGTCTGCATCACCACCTATCTCTGGTACTGCATCATCCTTAGTGAATTTAGCTGCATCAGGAGCACTTGTAATAGTAAGGAAGTTTGTAAACTCTTCTGTTACTACTTCTGCTGCATCTATCTGCCCTTTAAATAGCTTACTGTTTAGTTGGATCATACGACCTACTACATCAGAACCTAGAGCATCAGATAACATAGACATCTTAGGAGCTACATTACGGAACAACCTTCTGTTAGCATCAGCCATAAGGCCATTGATAGTAGCATTAGCTTTCAAGCTGGTTATATTGTCCCCAGCACCTAGCATACCCTCAAACATACCATTCAAAGGTGCTGCAATCCTATCTTCAATCTGCTTAATGTCTTCTTGTGAACGTCCTAACTTAGCTCTGGCTATTACTGCATCTGCTTCACCTTTAAGCCTAACCATATCATTGATGATAAGACTAACCTTCTCCATATCGGGGTTCTCTTTAGCTAGCTCTCTTTGTAGGTTTGTGTTAGCCACAACAAAGGTATCCATAGTAGTAGCATTAAGAGCCGACGTAACCTTAGCAATTTCCTGTTCAAAGGAATTAGCTACTGCTTGAGCATTAAGCTCACGGCGTCTAGTTGCATCAAAGGTGGCTTGTACATCAATGTTACCACCGTTATCTAAGACAGCTAGAGAGGGGTTCGCCCTGATAGTATCCTGTACTACACCTTCCTTTAGCTTCCTTTGTGTCTCTACATTCTTAGTCTCTTCTTCAATGATTAGTTGAGTAAGTTGTAGCTCAGGGTCAACTACCCCAGCCTGCTTAAACCCAAAGGCAATCAAGTCATCATCAATACCTTGTTCACGTAACCGTCCCTTAAGAGAGGCTAGGCGTACACCCATCTCTGCACTACGTCCCTGTACACCTAAAGCAGATAACTTCTCTAGCTCTCTAGTAGCATCAGGGGGTAAGGGAGACTGATCCCTAAGATTACCAAGGACTGTCTCTACACCTTCAGTGACTTTACTTACATCCCTACGTACACCCTCTTGCCGGATGTCAGTAGCAAGACCAGATAGTAACTGACCTACCCCACGAACAATACTAGCTGTAGGAGAGGGGATATTACGTTCTGCAATTACAGCAGGTGTACCCAGATCGGGTTGGAATACTGAGGCCATTACTTCTCTTCCTCTTTAAATTGGAACCGTCCTAACACATAGTCCCCACCAAACAAGTTGGCTAGTTCCATCATAGTATTGGTAGTGAATGATTTATCTTTTTGTAACTTACTTAAAG